TGAGTTGTTCTGATCATGCTGAAAGTGTGTACGCTCTTTGGCTATGCCTGTTTTGTAGGCATGGCCTTCTCTGCCCTAGCATTGCAGTATGACATGCTAGGTGATCAATTGCCAGCCGTTTATGGCTAACTCTGCCCTTATACAAGCCACTGCTGCATGGCGGTCAGGTTGATCGCATATTTTCATTTGGGCACTTATCAAATTACCCACCCAATCTTTAAATGACACTTTAAATGTATACATAATTTTTCCTTTGGTTAATGAGGCGGCTTTCGCCGCCCCTTTTCTACTCATCCAGCAAGAACCCTGCTGCCAGCCCTGTGGTCACTGAGATCAACCCAGCAAGACCCAGTGCATCGATCAGGAACCGATCACCTAGCATGTCATACTGCAATGCTAGGGCAGAGAAGGCCATGCCTACAAAACAGGCATAGCCAAAGAGCGTACACACTTTCAGCATGATCAGAACAACTCACGTTGTGGTGACCAATGCTCGATTATCATCGCCCTTGCAGGGTAGCCTTGGATACCCTGCATTGCAAGCCCGAGTATGATATTGAACTTGCGGGATTGTCCTTTGTCTGCGTTAAGCAGACTCACAACTTTGTTGTACCGCTTACTGCCTAGCCATGTCTTGCAGTCCTTGAGGGCTTTGGTGTGGGCATCTTCCTTGCCCGTGTAGTCTACGGTTGAGTGCATGTTTCTCTCCAGTTTACACAAGACGGGATTGTCTTGCATGAGTGTATTATGCCACAAACCACACCATATGTCCAGTTTGGCATAGGGAAGCCGCGCACCCCCACCCCCCAGATCCATGCTTGGTTCCATCCGCTCCCCCATACCCTTGAACACAGACAAATCACTACTACACTTATCAAACTACACCCCACCCCCCTCTTGTTTTCTCTAGCCTTGCCACATACACTGTATATAAAAACACCCCCCGGTAGGATTCCTTACCTCCCCTATATATGTAAAAATATTTTTTACATTATTTAAATAATCATGTATACTCCTCACATGGCTTCACTAATTCCGTTCATAGAAGAAAACATTCCCCTGCCCACAAATGCGTTAGATGCCTTCCCGCCGCTCACGGCTTCGGAAGAACTGACCATGAGGGCAAATGTTATAAAACTGATGTCAGATTTAACAGGTGAACCCCTATCTGTTAACCAAGACAACATCGACGAAGCAAAGACGCTTGCCAAAGAGATGATTGAGAACCCAAGGCTTCGTCCTAACTATGCCAAGTACCCCAACGAAACACTAGCATTTCTAGCAGGCATGGTTGCCCAGATGAACGTGTCTATTGTTGAAGATCTGGCTGACTTTAAACTGTATGTTGTGAATAAGCTGGTTCAGGAAGTAGAAACAGGCCGAGATGCCAAGTCCAGACTCACCGCCCTGCGGAGTCTAGGTGAGGTAGATGGTGTTGATGCCTTTAAGAGGCGCAGCGAACTAACAATAAAGATGCAATCAATTGAAGAAGTAGAGAAAGAACTCCTTGCTACACTAGAAAGCATTGAAACTAAAGCTATAGACGTAGAAGCACGTGAGTTTGTGAGCCAAGCCAACGCAAATAATGAGTGAAACCCTAAAACTTACTCAAGAACAACTGTTTAAGTTGCGGTTAGCTGCTCCGACTCTGCCTGATAAGCAAAAACGACGGGTTTTAGAGCTCCTCAAGAGCTATGACAGTCAGATAACACAGAGTTTGGGTAAGGAATCGTTCCTAGACTTTGTAAAACACGTCTACCCCGGCTATAAAGTAGGCCCACACCACTTAAAACTTGCTCAAATCTTCGAAGAGATCGCCGCTGGCAAGAAAAAGCGGGTAATTGTGAACATTGCCCCCCGTCACGGCAAGTCTGAACTGATTTCTTACCTTGCCCCGGCATGGTTTTTAGGAAAATACCCTCACAAAAAAGTAATTATGGCGTCCCATACAGCAGATTTGGCTGTAAATTTCGGTCGTAGGGTGCGAAATCTGGTTGGGATGGACACTTATAAAAGCATTTTTCCGCAGGTAGAACTCCAAGTTGACTCAAAATCGGCTTCAAGATGGGGTACTAACTTTAATGGCGAGTACTTCGCTATTGGGGTTGGTGGCGCACTTGCTGGACGAGGCGCAGACCTCTTCATTATTGACGATCCACATTCAGAGCAAGATGCCAAAACAGGCCGCTCTGACGTGTTTTTACCTGCTTGGGAGTGGTTCCAATCAGGCCCACTACAGCGGCTTATGCCCGGAGGGGCCATTATTGTTGTGATGACAAGGTGGTCTAAGCTGGATTTGACGGGTCAGATCGTCAACCAGATGAATCGGGAAGATGGCGTAGATCAGTGGGAAGTTGTAGAGTTTCCTGCTATTAGAGAAGATGGCGAGGCTCTATGGCCTGAGTTTTGGCCCATAGAAGAATTGCTAGCCAAAAGAGCGGGTCTGGATGTACGGTACTGGAACGCCCAGTACATGCAGAATCCGGTATCGGAAGAGGGCGCGCTCATCAAACGCGAGTGGTGGCGCATATGGGACAAGGAAGACCCACCCAAGTGTGAGTTCACCATAATGAGCCTTGATGCGGCCCAAGAAACCAACAACCGGGCCGATTACAATGCCTTGACCACATGGGGGGTGTTCTTCAATGAAGAGACCAACAACTTTGCTATCATCCTGCTCAATGCCATTAAGAAACGGCTAGAGTTCCCAGACCTCAAGAAATTGGTGCTTGAGGAGTACAAGGAGTGGGAACCTGATGCGTTCATGGTAGAAAAGAAGTCTAATGGGGCAGCGTTGTACCAAGAGATGAGGCGTATGGGCATACCCGTGGGGGAGTTTACTCCGGGCAAAGGACAGGATAAGATATCCCGTGTCAATGCAGTTTCTGATTTGTTTTCATCCGGAGTTGTATGGGCACCGGGGCACAGGTGGGCTAAGGAGGTCATTGAAGAATGCAACGATTTCCCAAGCGGGGCTAACGACGATTTGGTGGACTCTACAACATTGGCATTGTTAAGGTTCCGTCAGGGCGGCTTCCTACGTTTGCCCAATGATGACCCAAACGATGATTTTTTATACAAGTACCGCAAAAAAGCAGCGTACTACTAAGGACACATAATGGCTATCGAAAAATCGTTGTATGAAACACCCAAGGGTATTGATCAGATTGAAACGGCAGAAAATGGGCCTATTGAAATAGAAATCGAAGATCCGGAAGCTGTACGCATTAACGCTAACGGCATAGAAATAAACATAGAAGAGGATGATGAAGAAGAAGATTTTGATAGGAATATTGCAGAGGACATGAAAGACTCTGAGTTGACCAAGCTTTCTTCTGAATTGATAGATGACTACGAAAATGACGTGTCTAGCAGGAAAGATTGGATACAAACCTATGTAGATGGCCTAGAACTGCTAGGCATGAAGATTGAAGAGCGCACTGAGCCTTGGAACGGCGCTTGCGGGGTGTACCACCCCATCTTGTCAGAGGCTGTGGTCAAGTTTCAAGCTGAGACCATGATGGCTACATTCCCCGCTGCGGGGCCAGTAAAAACTCAGATTATTGGCAAAGAAACTCCCGAGAAGAAGCAAGCGGCTGAACGGGTTCAGAATGACATGAACCATCAGCTAACAGACGTGATGAAGGAGTACCGCCCTGAACATGAGCGGATGCTCTGGGGCTTGGGCCTTGCAGGTAATGCGTTCAAGAAGGTGTACTACGACCCGCAGATTAACCGTCAAGTCTCGATGTTTGTGCCAGCAGAAGATGTAGTTGTGCCATATGGCGCGTCTAATCTAGATGATGCAGAACGTGTAACGCACGTAATGCGTAAAACAGAAAATGAAGTACGCCGCCTTCAGCATCAAGGGTTTTACAGGGATGTAGACCTTGGCAAACCATCCAACATCATGGATGAGGTAGAAAAGAAAATTGCTGAAAAGATGGGATTTCGGGCGTCTCAGGACGACAGGTTTAAGTTTCTTGAGATACAAGTCAACCTTGACTTACCCGGCTATGAACATGAAGAAGATGGGGAACCAACAGGCATAGCGTTGCCCTACATTGTGACTATCGACAAGGGCACGTCTGAAGTACTAGCCATACGGCGTAATTGGCGTCCTGAAGATGAAGACTGTAAGAAACGAGCGCATTTTGTGCATTACCCCTACATACCGGGGTTTGGGTTCTACGCCTTCGGACTGATCCACCTCATTGGGGCTTTTGCCAAATCAGGTACTTCCATCCTGCGGCAGCTTGTAGATGCGGGAACCCTGTCTAACCTCCCCGGCGGGTTTAAAACACGGGGCTTGCGCGTGAAGGGTGACGACACCCCCATAGCACCGGGAGAGTTCAGGGATGTAGACATCCCCAGCGGGTCAATGCGTGACAACATCATGCCGCTACCCTACAAAGAACCGTCCCAAGTGCTTGCGGCCCTACTAAATCAGATCATAGACGAGGGGCGCAAGTTTGCTGGCGCTACAGAGCTATCTGCCTCGGATATGTCTGCACAAGCTCCTGTAGGGACAACCCTAGCTATTCTTGAGCGCAGTCTCAAGACCATGAGTGCTATTCAAGCCCGTGTTCACTACTCAATGAAACAAGAGTTTCAGTTGCTGCGAGACATCATCCGTGACTACACACCCACGGAGTATGACTATGAGCCATCCGAGGGCAACCGTCAGGCTAAACAGTCTGACTATGACTTGGTGGAAGTCATCCCGGTAAGTGACCCCAATGCTTCGACAATGGCACAGAAAGTTGTGCAATATCAAGCAGCCTTGCAGTTGGCGCAATCAGCACCGCAACTGTATGATCTACCTCAACTGCACCGACAGATGCTAGAAGTGCTGGGCATAAAGAATTACCAGAAACTTGTACCGATAGAAGAAGACATGAAGCCCCGTGACCCCATCACGGAAAACATGAATATGCTCAAAGGTAAGCCTGTCAAAGCCTTCCTGTACCAAGACCATCAAGCGCATATTTCTGTGCATACATCTATGGCGCAAGACCCCAAAATCCAGCAACTTATTGGGCAAGACCCCCAAATGGCTCAGAAGCTACAGTCGGTAGGTGCCGCACACGTGGCTGATCACTTGGCTATGGAGTACCGCAAGCAGATGGAGCAGGCTATGGGTCAGACCCTCCCCGCATACGTTGAAGAGCAGGAAGAGACTATGATGGCCCCGGATATGGAGGTTAGAGTGGCTCAGATGGCTGCACAGGCTTCACAGCAGCTTCTACAACAGCATCAGCAGGAAGCTAAACAAGAACAAGCTCAGAAACAAGCACAAGACCCGCTTATTCAACTCCAGCAGAAAGAACTGCAAATCAAAGAACAAGATCTGCAACGCAAAGTCGAAAAAGATAAAGCAGAAATCCAAGCTAAGTTGGAGCAGATTCAAGTTGAGCTTAAACGGATTGAGGCATCGCAAGAGACTGAGGGTGCAAGGTTGGCTTTTAAAGCGCAATCTGAACAGGCTAATCGGGATCATCAACAGGAGCAGCTAGGGTTTAACACTGGTATCAATATGAACAAATCCCAGCCGCAGAACCCTAATGTGGGCAAAGGGGATAAATAATGTATGAAGTTCATAAAGCTTTAAAAATTATGTCGAGTCGTATTGACGACAAAATCAAACAGCTTGAGGAAGCTTTGGGTGCGAGAGCAGCTAAGGACTTTGAGCAGTACTGCGGGATGTGTGGGGAAATTACAGGTCTACTCACCGCTCGTTCTTACATGTCAGACCTGACAAGAAAGCTGGAGGAAGAGGATGAGTGAAGTGTTAGACTTTAGCAAAGCAGTGGATTTATCTGCTGTTATGCACAAAAATAGTGAGGAGAAGGCTAGTCAGTTGCCAAAACCATCTGGCTATCGAATTCTTTGCGCTATACCGGAATCAGATAAGGAGTACGATAGTGGGCTGGCAAAGGCTGGGGAAACTATCCGCTACGAGGAACTGCTCACAACGGTTCTGTTTGTGGTAGATATTGGCCCTGATTGCTACAAAGACATCAACAGGTTCCCCACCGGGGCTTGGTGTAAAAAGGGTGATTTTGTTTTGGTTCGGCCCAACGCCGGGACAAGACTGCTCATTCACGATAGGGAATTTAGGATTATTAACGACGATTCAGTTGAGGGCGTTGTAGTTGACCCTCGCGGCGTTAAACGTAAATAAGGACATATCATGGCAACATCTCAATATGATGGGTATAAGTTTCCCCACGAGGCAGAAGACAAAGAAGAGCAAGAGGTCGATGTCACCGTCGAAGGTGAAGATATCAAGATTGAGGTCGTAGACGATACGCCCCTTGAAGATCGAAATGTCAATCCCTTGCCCGAAGCTATTAAGGAAGAGCTTGAGAAGATTGACGAGTCAGAGGACTACTCCAATAACGTAAAAACTAAGTTCAAGCAGTACAAAAAGGCTTGGCATGACGAGCGTAGGCAAAAAGAAGCCGCCTTCCGGGAACAGACGGAAACCCTTGCGGTGGCTCAAAGAATGTTGGATGAAAACAACAAACTTAAAAATATTTTGCATAACGGTGAACGGGAACTTATTGGTTCTTATCAGAACGCCGCTGAGATGGAGGTGGATAAGGCGAAGCGAAGCTATACAATTGCCTATGAAACCGGGGATTCAGACAAGCTTTTGGAGGCCCAGCAGGAGTTATTTAGGGCAGAATTGAAGTTAGATAAGGCAAAAAATTATCAACCCACTATACAACCGCCCCAAAATAATGTACAAATGCCCCAAAGACAGCCTCAAGCTGTTCAAATGGATCCGAAGGTGTCTACGTGGGTTACAAAAAACCAATGGTACGTAGACCCCTCTAAGAAAGCCATGAGTAATTTTGCTCGTGGCATCCATGAAGAACTTGAAGACCGTTACGGAAAAGCTTTTGTTGGTACTGATGAATATTTTAAAAGTATTGATAAAGAGGTTCAACACCGATTCCCAGAAGAATTCGGTGGCGAAACAAACAACGATGGGGCAAAACCTCAACGTACAAAACCGAGTACAGTAGTTGCTTCTGCAAAACGCAGTACCGCCCCCAAAAAAGTGGTGCTTAGAGCTTCGCAGGTTAGCCTTGCTAAAAAGTTCGGGTTAACTAATGAGCAATACGCTCGTGAATATTTAAAATTGGAGGCCTGATCATGGCTGAAAACATGGCTGAAAACAAGTTGGAGAGCCGGTTGGCTCGTGAAATGCAAACAAGGGTAATGCAGGAGCGTCCTAAACAATGGACACCAGCAGAACTTTTACCGGAACCAGATAGGCAACCGGGATTTGCGTACAGATGGGTAAGGGTTTCTACGTTGAATGTTTCTGATCCTCGCAATCTTTCGGGCAAATTCCGTGAAGGTTGGGAAGCTGTAGCATTGACTGAACAACCAAAATTTCAACATCTGGTTGAACCCAACAGTCGGTTTAAGGAAAATATTGAAATCGGTGGGTTGCTTCTCTGCAAGACCCCGCAAGAGTTTGTTGATCAGCGAAATGCACATTTTGCTCGTGAGACTAAAGCTCAAACGGATGCAGTAGACAGTAACCTGATGCGCCAGAGTGACCCAAGGATGCCCATTTTTAATGAGCGTAAATCCACGACTAGCTTTGGCAAAGGCGCTTAACATTTAGGAGTTTTTTATGGCTTATCCTACAGTCTCGGCCCCTTACGGTCTAAAGCCTGTAAACCTAATCGGTGGACAGGTATTTGCGGGTGCAACCCGCTTGATGGAAATTGCAAGTGGCTATGCCACAAACATTTTCTTTGGTGATTTGGTAAAACGCATTTCTGACGGCACAATCGAATTAGATGGTGGCACGGCTACTGCCACTCCTGTCGGTGTGTTCATGGGTGTGCAGTTTACCAACGGCTCAACCGGGCAAGTTCAGCAACAACAGTTCTATCCAGCTAGTCAGTCTATCAAGTCTGGCACAAAGATATTTGCAGTTGTTGCAGATGATCCTGATACGCTGTTTCAAGCGGCTGTTGTGTCTGGCACGACTGTTATTACTGGTGTCGGCATTACCGCCATCGGAAATAACGCCTCGTTGGTACAGAACGCAGGTTCAACAACCACTGGCAATTCAGCAGTGGCTATTTTGGACTCTACTGCAACGACCAATACTCGGCCAATTCGTATTATTGATGTGGTGCGGGACACCGCTACGGCTGCTGACAATTTTCCCGAGGTAATCGTGAAAATCAATGCAACCATGCATCAATACAACAACTCAACCGGCGTATAAGGAGCATAAATCATGGCTATTTCACGCGCACAACTACTTAAAGAACTGCTCCCCGGCCTGAACGCTTTGTTTGGTTTGGAATATGAACGCTACGGTGAACAGCATAAAGAAATTTATGAAACTGAATCGTCTGAGCGTTCTTTCGAAGAAGAAACAAAGCTGTCGGGATTCTCTGCTGCACCTGTTAAAAACGAGGGTTCTGCCATTGCTTATGACAATGCACAGGAAGCTTGGACAGCACGGTACAACCACGAGACTATCGCTCTTGGCTTCTCCATCACTGAAGAGGCTGTTGAGGACAACTTGTATGACTCACTGTCTGCTCGTTACACAAAGGGGCTAGCCCGTGCAATGGCGTACACCAAGCAAACTAAAGCAGCGGCTGTTCTAAACAACGGTTTCTCTGCTGGCGTTTATGCTGGCGGCGATGGCGTGGCTTTGTTCAGCACGGCCCACCCGCTAATCTCTGGTGGCACGAACAGCAATCGCCCTGCTACAGCGGCTGACTTGAACGAGACTTCCCTAGAGTCTGCGGTCATTCAGATTGCTGCTTGGACGGACGAGCGCGGCCTGTTGATTGCAGCCAAGCCCCGTAAATTGGTCATCCCGCCAGCATTGCAGTTCACTGCAACCCGCTTGTTGGAAACCAGCCTACGGGTATCCACTGCTGACAATGATATCAATGCGTTGAAGAATAATGGCTCTATCCCCGAAGGATATTGCATTAACAACTACCTCACTGATACCAATGCTTGGTTCCTGACCACTGACGTTCCTAATGGTATGAAGCACTTTGTGCGTACTGCTCTTAGTAACTCTATGGATGGAGACTTCGATACTGGCAACGTGCGGTACAAGTCCCGTGAGCGTTACAGCTTCGGCTTCTCAGACCCTCTGGGTATGTTTGGAAGCCCCGGCGCTTCTTGATGAAGTAAAGAAAGGGGGCTTGCGCTCCCTTTCTTTTTAGGGTATATTGCAGCTACTCCGGGCTTTCCGGTGCATTAGACAGCCCCGGCTGACGACATACAGACTAATGCGCCTAACTTGTATGTAAGGAAAAATCATGGCTAAAACCACGTTTAACGGCCCGGTCACATCCCAAAATGGCTTTGTTGATGGGCATCAAGTTGTCGCCGCTAATGCAATCAATGCCACAGCAACTGCTACAGCAGCACAGGTAGTTGCTGGGTACATCACCTCAACCTCCGCAGCCGCAACTGTCATCACGCTCCCCACGGGCACATTGCTTGGCGCAGCGTTGGGTGCAACTCAAGGCACTGCGCTTGACCTGTACATTGACAACACCGCAGGCGCATCTACTGTAACTATAGCTGTGGCAACCAACGGTGTCTTGTCTACTGGCGCTGTTGATGCTGCTGCTGCCGCAGGTACTTTTGGTGATCTGACGATTGCTTCTGGCGCAACAGGTATTGGTCGGTTCACGCTGATGTTCTCTAGCGCGACAGCCTACGTGTTTACACGCACAGCTTAATTAGGAGCATCTCATGGCGATGCAAACTGATGTACTGGCGAGTGTCCCCTTAACCGCTGACGGGCAGTTTACCAATCAAACACCGACTGCTCTTGGTAGAACAAGGGTCAAGGCTGTTTACATAGTCCCATCAGGCACTGCTGGCAGTGTTGTGTTTAAAGATGGTGGTGCTTCTGGCACAACCGTTATGACCCTCAATACGGTGGCTTCTGCTACGCAGCCTACCTACCTGCTACTTCCCGGCGAGGGTGTGTTGTTTGCCACCAATGTCTACGGAGATGTGACGAGCATAGGCTCAGTCACAATTTTCTATGGCTAAGAAGAAAGGCCCG